CTCTTATCAATCTTTGGGTAAATGGGGAAAATACAGCACGATTTACTCTAGCTAGATAGGCATCGTAATCTTCTCTTGGCTCTAGAGGTAGGAATGTTTCGCTATTTGTTCGGAGGTAGTCTGTTCCTTCGGTTACAGCTTTCATTATTTCCCAACCTTTCAGCATGTCTAGAACAGCCCTCGTGCGAGTAAAAGGACTGTCTATCCCACCTACAGAAGTAGATGAGATTATGTTGGTTCTAATTGGTCCAGGTACAGAGTAAGTCATTTAACACCTCCATCTTTTTAATGCTAACGCTTTTCGGGTTGGGCGACCTTTTTTATCTTTTAATGGGCCAGGCATACCCTTCATACGAGCACAGAATGACTTTCTCCTTGCTGCTCTTTTGCCAGTTGGGTTCTTTTCAGTAACAGGAGCTTGTAAGTTGCTGCCTGTTGCACGATTATATTTAGCTCTTCCTTTCGCAGTCAGTCCTCCCTTCTTGGACTTTTCGCCCCTTCCTACAGATAAACTGACTCCTTTTTTGCGTGGCATTACTTTCCTTTTTTCCTCATGGCTATTGTATGTGCTTGCATAAATGTCTTACCCTTTAACATCTCTTCTCTCATTATTTTCATGTGTTGTGCTGTATGAGTACCCTTCTTCTTATGATTTGCTAAAGCATCTTTTTGTCTTTGCGTAAGTTCTTTTTTTACTTTCATTTCTTTTTCCTCTTTTTCTTGGAACGTAGCTTTTTAAGATCAGCAGCAGTAATCTTATCCCGTGGTGGAGCAACAGCAGCAAGTTTACGCTGTTTTGCTGAATAAGACTTTTTAGGCATTAGAGAGCAGCAGTAATGTCTCCGTTAGTTATAAAACTAACTGATACTGTTGAAATATCGCCAACAGTTGAGCTATATGAAGTTCCTGTAATAATCCCATTAAAACTTACTTTTTTGGAACCTGATGTATCTAAAAATAAATTAAATGCAGCATCGCCTGAATCTTCAGAAGTTAATACATCTGAAATAATTTCAGCAGTATCATCACCAGATGTTGCTGTATAAAGAAGATCAACTGTGCCAGAACCGGATTTTAAAGAACCAACATACTTTCTGGAGGTGTCTCCATGAGCAGTACACTCAAGAGTATCTTTTGTTACATCTAAAGTCCAAGCTGTTGTAGAAGCTACTGCTCCAACTGTTCCAGATCCGTTATCAAATGATACAGAGCCTTCTTCACCACGAAAAAATGCCATGATTTTTGCGAAATATACTATATAGCACTATATTACCGTGAAACTGCAACTTTCACAGCTATTTTTTCTTCTTTTTACGTCTATGTTGATAACTTATCTTTTTACTGCCTGTTTTCTCACGCTTAAATCGTGCTTTTTCGGCTGCTGACATCTCTCCGATAGTCTTAGGTGTCTTACTTGAGACACGTTTTTTGGGTCGACAAGCTGGATAACCTCGTTTTTCACCTTTTGATCGGCCACAAGGTTTACCAGTTTTTACGTCTACCCAATTTTCTTTGAACCAACGGGTAAGACCGCCACTACTTCTTGCCACGTTTTTTCTCCACTCGGTAAGTGCCACCACGCTTTTTGTACTCTCGTACAAGCCATGCGTTAGCGTAAGCAGATGGATAAACTTTGAATTTACGTTTAGCTTCTGCTTTTACCCTAGAGTATAACGCTTTATTTACAGGAACATTCACTACGTTTCTTACCTCCCTTCTTTTTCTTCTTCTTTTTCTTAGTCGTAGAATGGTACATAGTAAGAATTAGGTATCTTAGTATATTCTAAACGAAGTTTGGCCTAATGTCTCTGGTTTGGCAAGGTTAAATTGTTGTAGACATAAATAACCGAAAGCATCAAAAGCATGGTCAACTCCTAGATTTTTATTAGGTAAACCAGTATTAGGTGCGTAAGTTAATGTTCGTAGTGATTTTATTAATTCTTTACAGCGTGGATGAATAAATGTTCTTCTTTCTCCATTTGCATCGTATAAAGCTGTATTAACAGCAGTTATTTTATCTCTTATCTTCCAGGGACTTTTGGGACTCATAACAGTAAATCCACTTCTTCTTAAAATATTGTGGTCCGTAACTCCTACCCCACTTGTTTTTCGAGCACTACCCGTAGGGTCTGGACAAGCAATTATTCTTCTATCTATCCCATATCTTCGGTTAACTTCTTCCGCAAAATCCCAAGTGGTTGCACCGCCCGTTAACAGTATTTCATCAAACACATAAAGACAATCATTATGCTTTACTGCACAGATTCCGACCATAGGATCTACGTTGAAATCCAATCCTAAAAGTAATGGCAACATATGTAAATCTTGAACCTCGCCACTAATATTGTCATCGTCAAAACTTACAGCTACCAATCCCGTAAGATTCTCGAAACTTGCTTCAAATTCTTGCTTAAATGTTCTGCTATCTAATTGGGCTTTGGCAGCTTCGACTTCCTCTGCTGGAACATTGCCCCCGTCTATCGTGGTAAAACTCCATCTCCTCCAATCCCCACTCTCATCTTCTGGAACGTAGCACCATAAATCGTAAAACCAACTTGCCGTGCCATCGGGTGTTGAAATGAAAAGTGCCCACCCTTGTTTATCTGCGAGGGCTGGTCTGATTACTTGAAACCATACGTCAGAGTCCATAAATGCTGCTTCATCAAGCACAACTCCAGCTAAACTTCGACCTCTTAACGTGGTTGCGTTTTCTGTTCCTTTTAGTTCAATAAGTGAGCCATTTATTAGTTCGATTTTTAAATCTGTTTCATTTTTGCTTTTTATCCAAGAAGTTGGCACTAATTTTTTCAATTCCTTCCAGGCAATGTCTTTTGCCATGCGATATGTAGGGGCACAATAAAAATATGTCTCGCCTGGTCGTTTGATCGCAGCATTTACAAGTTCAATACAAGATAAATAGGATTTTCCAAATCTTCTGCCAGCCACCAGTACCCTAAATCTGTTTTTTGCGTTGAACACCTCCCCCTGTGCCCACCTTAATGTCAGATTTTCTTTTGTTTTTACACTCATGTACTACAGATTAACCTTAATTTTGATAGATTTGCTAGTTTTTATCGACTAATACGCTATTTTAAGGTTATTATTCAATTAATAACATAAGTTTCAGTCCGTGACAGAAGCAATCCTTAACAATTTTGATGACTCGTTCGCTCCAAGGGAAAAGAAAAGGAATCCAGGTAGATCGCCAGATATGGTTATAGAGCAGAGAAGGCATAGATTGTATAAAAGACAATTAGATGGACTGCCAACAAGGCATTTGGTTTTGGAACACGCTTCCAAGGAAGGGGTATGTGTAAAGACTGCATGGAACGATTGGAAAGAGGTTAGTAAGTGGAATGATGAAGATTGGCAAAAAGATAGGGAAAATATGATCGCTCGCATACAAGCCATGAGAGTAAGGCTTTTTGATAAAGCGGTTCGTAAAGGTCAGTTCCAAACTGCTGCTCAGATATTAGACTCTTTAGGTAAAGTAGTAGGGGAGAGTGTGGAGACTGTGAACATAAATGCTCCAGAACTAGCTAT